CCTGTATTGCTTGGAGCTTTGCTTCATGCATCGTTACATTTTCTTCCAACTAAGTCAGAAGCATACTCCTTGGGATACAGTAAAGTAAAATAACGACACAACTTTTTCTTATTGTTGTTTTTTACTTTTTTAATTTTATTTTTAAATGTATCAGAATTTAATTTGATCAAAGATCAAGCTCCTCGTTGTTTGAGCCTACAAAGATCGTTTTCTTTTCTGAAACGAGCGGAGTAGACTGGACATCCGAGGTTATTTTTGAAGATTCTGAGCTATTATCCTTTTTATCTTCTTTTTTTGCAGCTGGCTTTTTCTTAAAACTTTTTCTACTTTCAGTAGATTTTTTTACTTGTTCTGAAGAAGCTGGTTTAGCAGCAGCAGGAGCTGATTCAGAAGCAACCCCTTCACAGACCAGCAAGCCACTAATTACAAGCTTGTCAAGCTCAACGCATGTAGGATCATCCTTCAGCAATACAATGCTGTCTCCAGAATTGAGTGGACGCTTCAAAAATTGTGAAACTATAATCTTTCTAGACTTATTAGTATAGACTTTCTTTTCTGCGCTAGCAGCATTTTGAGCATCTTGATCAACAGCTTCAACATACCCATGATGTATTGCCCATACTAATTCATGATGGCCAATTTTGTCTTTTGTGAGGTCAAAAAATACACCACGTTTTAAAACAAGGTTTAAACCTCCAAGGACTATCTCTCCAGCAATTTTTTCAGTTGTTTTAAATCTCATAGTTTACTTATCCTTTTCTTAGCAAGATTACCAGATAGCTGTTCAGGCTTGCTATCTCTATTATCGTCAGCTATTAAGGTAAATATTCTAAACGTTCTGGATAATGGGCCGTCATTAGTCGTGAAGTTCAATTCCTGGCCACTCTCTCCATATGGAAGTCTACCCTGGTCTCTATCAACAAAAGATTCGAATGGGTCATCAGGATCGAAATCAGTCCATGGATGCTTGTGCGGGGATTCGTGGTCAAAAATGCTGGCACCTCCAATAGAACCAGATGCATCTGGAGCCTCGTCTGGAAAACCCTGATCTCCTAGCCTAGTCAGCTTAGGAGACTCTCCAGAGTTAGGGCCAACATACCGCTTATACGGATCTTTTCTATCAAGAGGATGCTCAAATGCTGCAGGCCACCCAGTTCCTCTTCTAGCAATCTTTTTCATGTATTGAGCAATTCTCTCTTTTTACTAATAATAGATTCTATTAAAGTATTTTCTTCCGCATTCAACTCTCTGCCTGCAGATGCAGCCTTGTATGCAACATAAAAGGCTGCAGCATCCAGTTTCTTAACAGAATCTAGATCGCCAATTGTGTGCATAGATTTAACTGAAGATGACTCTTCAATATTGGAAAGGTTCTTTTTTACGTCTTCAGTAGGCACACCATCAAAATTAACAAAACGATCTGGAGAATTAGGTAAACCAGAAGCAGATGAAGCAACATTGCCAGGAACTTGCTTGGAACCTTTTTTACCTATATATTTTTCAAACAGATCTTTTTGTTTAGTTAGATTTTTTTCAGCTTTTGCATATGCGTCACGATAAGCTTGATCATGCATTTCAGTGGCTATGTTAATACGAGGAACTTCATCTCTAACGTTATCATTTTTTCTAACAGAATATTTTAGCTTGTCTTCCATTTGAGCTTCTAGCGTTTGAGAATCAGACTTGTTTTCTTTATTCATTTTGCTTTCAATTATTGCATCTCCATCAGAAGACTCAACCCTGTCAAGAATGCTTTCTGCAATTTCTGGAGTTTCAGACACTCCAGTACCCTGATCTTTTCTGTGCTGCTCAAGATCTGAAGCAAGACTTGCAGTTTTTACTTGAGAATTTTCTACAAACAACGATTTGACCCATTTTTTTAAGTTAAACATTTTAGAACCTTTTGCTCCATTTTTGTTGCTGAAGAGAATGACCTATAGGCACACCCGACATACTCCTAAAAACCACTCCTTCTCCTACTGGATTTACTGATAAACTAACCAATCTTCCTTGAGGCAATCTTACAACACTATCATGCATACACGCGTATGCAGCTCCAGCCAATGCATCCACAAGGTCATCAGTCTTTACTAGACCGTCTTTTTTAGCAAAAACTCTATATCCAGTAGGAGTATATCTTCGCTGCAAATACAGCATTTCATTTTTTAGCAACTCGTGATCTGGGATTTCTAAACGACCTGCTGAACATAAATCATATAAATTATCATATATAATAATTTTATATCTTTTTGTAAACCTTGTCATTTTTGCTGGAACACTATGTTTTTTCAAATGATCAATACTGTGCTGAGAGTTCCACTGATCAAATGTAACAAGTTCAAAATTGAACCTTTTACTTAATGCAATAATATAATTATCAACTTCTTCTGTTAATATTGGCTTACCCTCTTTAGGTTGCCAATATTTTAAATGATCCACTTTAATTTTAAAATCTGTTTTATTTGTTTGTGGATTAATAAACATCTCTCGGTGACAAACACATAATGCATAATTGTGAGAAGATGTTGCTGGATCTAAATGACAGAAATAGCTAAAGCCTCCCTCTCCATGATCCCTAAGCTTTATACTACTACCAAAAGATCTTTCAACCATATCTCTTGTAAAGAATGTTTGACCAGCAGTGCCGCTAAATTCTGCGCCAAACTCCATCATAAACTCTTCTTCAGTCATGTTAGCAAATTTTTCACGCAAAAGCTCTACTGTTTGATTTGGATTTACTTTCCAAGTTGGCAATTTACACATAACACGATGAGATACAGAAGAGCTTTTTCTATATAACTCATAGAACACACCCTCTTTACCGCGTGGAGAACTAATGCATATTATTTTGCCATCATACACATCTTGAAGCTTCTCATTGCCATAAGGATCTATGTTTTTTTCTTTGCGAACATATGTTGCAGTTGCAGGTGCAAGCGTTCTATAAATACTTTCACCACCGCTACTGCCAGCAGTTTGTTTGTACAAACCAATTTCGTCAAGCAGCAAACAATAGCAAGATATACCAGCGAGAGAGTCAGAATTGCTGTGACCGCATCTGATAATAACAGACCCAGGACTTGTTGGAAGTCCTCGAGCAGCGAGCTCAACGTTCTTTACCTTATCAGCTGGTGTTAGAAGATGTATTTGGTCTGCAAGAATGCCTGAAGCAACAATTTTGTCTGCGAAATATGGACTATTGATAATCTTATCTTTTATTTCATTAAAAAGAACTTGAGCCTGAGCAGAGCTATTTGCAACAGTCAAAATAGTAAATGGAGCACCTGACCCTAAATTATATAGCTTGTAAGGATCACCTTCAGGAGATTCTAAAAGCTTAGCTGCCTCGTAACAAGCAAGTATTGAAACTATAAAGTCTTTGCCGCTTCTGCGCCCCCATACAAGAACTAATTCACTTTTTGTTATACCATTGTCTTTTTTTATAAAAATATCACTTGTGTCTTCATCTTCAAAATTATTTTCTTTACATAAAGCAAGCTCTTCTTCTGAGAGACCAATATTTTGATTACCTATACTCCCAGCATAAAACGCTTTTAGCATGATGCGCTGAAATGGGTACAGGTCAATTGAAGTAGGCTTTCTATGAGGAAGACCAAGATACTTGTCAGACTCTATAAATTCAATAATACTAGGAACGTGACCAGCATCAGATGCTGTCACTGGAACATTTTTGACTGCTTCCTTAAGACCTTCAAGGTCAAAAAAAAGATCAGATTTTTTCTTTGGTCTTCCTGCTTTACTCATTTTCTTGATTCAAATAGATGAAGCCTGCTTTTTTAAACAATTGCTTGTATTCTAGTTTTTCGCCTAAATACACAAAACAATCTGCATCATTACAGTCATCCAAGCGACTATCTTTTGAAGATACTTTCCACCAAAAAACACCGGGACTATCAAGTTGAAGAACAACTTCAAATATCTTTAGTTCTTCTTCAGAAATTCCAAAAGCACCCACATGCGTGGCTTTATAAACACTTTTTGCTGCTAAATTTAAAATAAAAGGTTTAGATTTAGTTTTACAAAGTTTACTAAAGCAATCATTTACTCTAGTTGCTTGATTTTTTGGAATAACTATGTGATATATATATTCCACATAGTTTTTTAAAATAAAACTATAATTTTACCTACTTTATTTTTACTATTTTATTGTCCTTGAGAATTTTGTTGTACTTGAGAAATTTGTGCAGCTACTGCAGACTGTGGAACATTTCTTACTGCATTTTTATTTAAGAAGTCCATAAAATTATTACGCCATGTACGATGTCCACTATGAGCAACAGAAATAAATGGATCTAAATAAACCTTATTTCCCAATTCTCTCCACTTAAGACATGTTAATATGTCTTCACTAATATATCTTCCACCTAACACCCCAGTTTGAAAAACATGCTTAAACACTTTGGGATCTTGACTAATAGTATATGGAGGACATGCTTTCCATAATATATTTATAGCATTCTTGCTAAGACGCAAGAATCCAGTTGGGACAGAAGCAACCTCCATTAGTCCATTTTGAATAGAAATTTCACCAATCAAATTAACTGGAAAGTCTTCAATCTCAGATTTCTTTGGATAAATACCTGCAACAAAATCAACAGGGTGACTTAAAAGTCTCAGAAACTGTTGTGGGTCCCAGGATATATCTGCATCAATATACACCAAATCGTCATAATTATTTTCGTATGCATACGCAAAAAGGTCATTACGAGCCTTTTCAACAAGCGCATCATAACAAACATAAATTGGATCTATCAAGATGTTATTTTTTGCACAAGCTCTTTCAGTTAAGAGCAAGCTATGATTGTACCAAGCATCGATTCTACCATCGTATGCAGGAGTAGCAATCATTACTTTTCTTTGTGCAGGATCTTTTGACTCCACTGTAGACTGAGACGTTTTCTTTGTTTTCTTTTTTGCCATAGTAAAACTATATCGGCAAAAAACTAATCAACTTTAGCAATAACAAAATATTCATCACGATCTAAATCATCTCTTTCATGAATTTTGACTTCTTTGATTTTTTCATGTATAAACATTTCAAAAATTTCTTCTTTAGAAAAACGTACATGAAGCTTATTAATACTGTGTGGAAATATTTTTTTTGATAAATCTTTGAAAACGGTCAAAACTACATATTTAGATGATTTGTTAATGCAATCACTAATAAGCAATTTTAATATTTTTTTATTTTCATTTTCATCATGGTTGATATTAAATGTAACAGTTCCAAACAAACATACTAGCTCATATAATCCATTTTGAGGGATGCTTGTATAGGTCTTACAGTTACACAACTTTGTAGAGTCTTCTCTAATATCTACTGCCTCATACACAACATTTTTTTGGTGCTTAATTAACCATTGATGCAATAAACACGGTCCAGAACCAACGTCAAGAACAGAGTTAAAGTCAATGCCTTTTAAAAAATTAAAACGCTTAAAAGACTTTTCAAGACCATAGCCATTTGATTCAGATGTAGGGTAAAAATCTTTTAAACTTTTTTTAAGCATTATTCAAAAGCTACAATGCATACATAACCGTTGCCGCCTGTAGCTCCATTTCCAGCAGTAACTCCAGACTTTGAACCGCCTCCTCCACCACCGCCACCGCCACGATAACCTCTACCTCCATTTGAAGCACTACCAAGTGCGGCCCCTCCACCTCCTGCGCCGCCAAAGCCAGGAGAAAGCTTACCACAAATGTTAAAAAATGGAGCATTTTGACCAGCCACTCCAGCATTTGTCCCTCCAGTAGCAATTGTTGTAGATCTAGCGAGTCCAGGAGTTCCAAAAGTAGTAAATACTGCTGCGTTGTACAAAGTAATATCAGCTCCCGCAGCAGCTAATCCGCTAGAATTTATAAATCCACCACCACCCCCACCGCCATTCCATAAAATTTGAGTTTGTTGAGGATGACCAACAGATACGTTGGAGGGCTTAGAAGTAGCCCCAGATCCTCCAACGCCGCCCATTGCACTTACGGTATGATATCCCCACGTTGCTGCTATTCTAGCTGCACCACCAGCTGGAGCAGTAGCAGTGCCTGCGCCACCACCAAGCCCCCCAATTACAAAAACTATATTTCCACGAGAAGATAAAAAAGAAACTGTTGTAGTACCACCCGTTGAACCAGCTGTTGCCGCACCACCGTCAGACGCGGAGCCGTTTCCTCCACCACCACCTGCACCAATAGCTATTTGCAAAGCTGAAAAACTATATGCACTAGAAGCATTGTTGCCTGAAAAATTTCTAAATTCATCTAAAAATAATCTATACAAAGTCCAGCTCCCACCACTGCCACCACCGCCGCCAGCAGCATTTCCAAGAGAAGCACCACGAAATCCACCACCACCACCGCCACCGCCACCAATAGCATATATTAAAAGAGTCCGCGCTTTTGCCGGAATATAATATATTCCAGTTGTATCAAACTGAACAGCGTCAATGAAACGAGTATCAACTATTCCAGGAAAACTAAAAAATCCATTATTCATAAATCACCTTATCGCCCAAATTGCAACGTAGCCATTCCCGCCACGACCTCCAATACCAGAAGAAAAACCGTTTTGACACCCACCACCGCCACCACCGCCACCGCCGCGAAAGCCATTGCCACCTGCACCGCCCGCTGCTGCAGTTGCTCCACCACCACCTGCGCCACCCAATCCTCCACTGAAAACACCAGACAAATGATATTGCAAGTTTGTTGCACCAGCAGTACCAGTTCCTCCTCCTGCAAGTATATTTGAAGCACGAGCAAAATTTGGGTTAGCAAAGCCGCCAGTCGTAGCGCCAGGATTAACTATAGAACCACCACTGTATATGGTGCCAGCTCCATTCTTGCCTCCACCACCAGCTCCCGCATGGCCGCTGAGTATACTACCAGCAGTAACGCTAGCTCCATTGCCAGTTGAGCCTCCACCAGCACCAGGATTTGAAACTGGTTGCAACCACCCATAAAAAGAATTTGGAGTTGTTCCACCAGCCGCACCACCACCAGTAGCACCACCAAAACCACCACCGCCGCCAAGAGCAGACATTAAAGTTCCTGGCCATCCATTTATCGTAATAGACGTAGGATTACCACTGCCTCCGTTACCTCCGGCAGTTCCGTCACCAGTAGCAGTTGCACCGCTTGTGCCTCCAGCACCAATAGTGATATACAAAAGAGTATTTGGGCCACCCAAATCTTCGGTCAAAAAATAAGCATACATGCCAGCCCCAGCACCACCGCCGCCGCCGCCAAAAGCAGTTGTTCCAGAAGCATAACGACCGCCACCGCCACCGCCACCGCCACCGCCAACTAAGTAAATAAAAAGCATCCTGACTCCTGGCCGAATTAGATAAGCACCACTGGAGTCAAAAAGCGCTACATCTTGCAACTGAATATTTTGCAAAGTGTTTGCAGGGAATGTACTAAAAAAACCTTGATTCATACCTGTTGTTCTATAAATCTTGGAGAAGAATTCGGATCATAAAGAGAACCCATTTCACATCGCTCATCTTCTTGCAGTTGAATCAATTGAGCAGCGTCAAAAGGATATATTTGACCATTTCCATCCCAAATTATTACATTTTCTACTATGTTATTTTCTAAATTAATAATTGCCCATCTCATAATAAACCTCCATATTAATATATCGCTAATATAGCAACATAACCATCACCACCACGACCACCAGCACTTGCTGCAACACCATTTTGAGAACCACCGCCACCGCCACCGCCACTACCACGGAAGCCATTGCCACCAGCATTTGAAGCAACAGTACCAGCCCCACCTCCTGGACCACCAAATCCAGGAGACATAATACCTAGAATATGCTGATACGAATCAAAAGGTTTTGTTGCAGAATCTGCAGTTCCACCAGCATAAATATTACTAGCTCTAGCAGTTAAAGATGACATAATGCCTGAAACTGTCGTAGTTTGTAATGTAATAGCTCCTCCAGTAAAACCAGATCCTATTTTAAAACCACCACCAGCACCTCCATGACTATATACTGCGATTACAGTTACTCCACCACCAGAGCTTCCGCCAGCGCCACCAGTAACGCTATAATTATCAATAAAACATGCTTGTCCAGAACCAGCAGTGCCTGCAGCACCAGTTCCACCAGAACCAAGATTTCCACCAGGACAATAAATTAAAATACCAGGTTTTCCTGCAATACTGATCGAAGTTGCGCCACCAGCACCGCCGTTCCCTCCGTTAGACGAGTCTCCTGTGGCAGCAATGCCAGCATTTCCTCCAGCACCTATGGTGATAAAGAGAGTTTGACCAGGACCTCCTAAATCAGAAACATAAAATTCTTTTAAAACTATGACTCCTCCTCCTCCACCACCGCCGCCATACGCGTTACCAGATTGCCTAGCACCACCTCCACCACCACCGCCGCCGCCGACAGCAAAAATGTACAGCTTTTTTGTTCCAGGCAATATTTGGTAAGCACCGCTGGAATCAAATTGTTCAATTTGATTTTCTGATAAATTTAATTTACTTGGAAATCCATAAAATCCATGATTCATAGAAGTCCACTCTCAACAACATTATTCACAGTGACGTTTACGCCGTTCACTAATTTTAATGATGTTGTGCTACCTCCTGGTAAAACTAAACCAACAGCTTCTGGGAATTCAACACGAAGAGCGGCAGCGGTTGCGCTAACAGTATTTGCGGCAACGGCTCTTTCTGCAATTAAAAAATCGTTTGAGCTAGCAGTAATATACAAGCCTAATTTGCCAGCCGTGTTTGTTCCAGTAATTGTGGAATAAACTCTTAAAATACGCTTACCGACACCTGCAGCAGCAGTTGTAGACAAGGCAGTTGAAATTGTTGTAGAACCAGCACTAACAGTAGTAGTACATTCTACTAGTGGCTGTGCTGTGTATTGTGCAGTAGTTGCCATAAATATAACCTCCTATTAAATAATACCTTGTGAGAATAAGAATAAATCTAACGCAGGCGGCGTTGTCCACGTTAAGTTATCGGCTCCGTCAGTTGTTAACAATTGACCAGCAGCGCCGTCTTGAGCTGGCAATATCCATATATTATTTGCAGTGACTGTTGCTGGAGACTTAAACCCTACGTAATTGCTGCTATCTAAATCATAAAATCTGATTTCTTTTTGTAAGTTTACTCCAAAGTGATCGTTACTCGTAATAACAGTGCCGAAATTTGAACCAATCGGAGCATTAAAATTGATGACGTTATTCTGATCATCTACTTTAATATAAGTGCTATTCCCCTGAGCACTGTAGTCTCCTATAAAAGTATTGCTGACACCACCAAAAACGAATTCAAGACCTAACGATGCAGGATCTGGCTCAATAGCAAATAAGTCTCCAGTAGATACAGTAAAAACTGTAAATACTCCAGACTTGGTATTTGTAAAAAGTCCGCTCATGTTACCGCCAAATAAACTTACAGAATCACCATTCTGTACTAAATCGCCATTCATAGTTACCGTTGCGCCAACGATACCACCACCAAGATTAATATTTGCATTTGTAGAACCTATGTTTATAACATTAGCAGCATCACCTATAGATATACTAGTAACAGTTGAATTAAAAATATTAGCGATAGTAGAAGAGCTGCTAGAAATAGTGCCAGTACCCAATGATATATTTCCTTGAACACCTAAATTACCAGAAATACCTCCTATAAGAGCTGTACCACCTGTGACAGTAAGGGCACTGTTCATGCTTACAGCACCCTGTAGAACCGTAGCACCTGTAACAGTTAAATTGTATCCTAAATTAACATTGCCAGTAGAAGAATTTGCTACAATCACATCACCCTTCCATGTACCACCAGCAACAGAAGGATCTCTTACGGCAACATAAAAAGCATTATTAGAATCTCTTCCAATTGCCGCCCTAGCATTACTGTTATTTTCAAATGTGATTGTATTAAATCCACCATCAGTATCATTAAGATTTATGTCTGGTTCCGATCCATTTATTCTTAATGCACCAACACCATCAACTAAAGAGGGCGCTGTTATAGTAAACGGGGCAGTACCAGTAGCAGAAGATACTATTTGCGTAGCTCCGCTCACAGTTAAAGTGCTATTAAAGTGTCCAGCACCCTGATGGACTGAGACACCTGTGACAGTAAGAGTACTGTTCATGTTTACAGCACCCTGTAGCGTAGAAGCACCTTGCAAAGTAGAAACACCGGTAACAGTAAAAGTGCCATTAATATTTGTACCAGCATTACGAATTGTAGTGGTACCGCTTGCACTTCCTATAGAAATAGTACTACCAGAAGTTGTGCCTATATTTATAGTTGATGCCGTATTCGTGATAAAATTAAAAGTAGTCGCTGTGGTAGTTATGCCAAGTCCAGAGGAAATTAATCCATTTACATTAATACCTGAACCATCAAAAGTAAAGTTTCCAGAGCCAGCAAATGCACCACCATTATTGTATTGAACTTGAGTTGTAGAGCCACCTGGAGTGCCACCACCGCCGCCCACAAGATTTGTACCAGCGCCAGCTGCGCCACCTGATATGTCAATATAATATCCTCTAGATGCTGCTCCTTTTTCAAAGAAACGAACTTTATTTTGATATACGTCAATTACAACAGCGCCACCAGTCAGGGTAGAGTTTGTCGCAGCTGTTCCCAGCTCAAGTTGACCGCCTTCGTCTCCACCAACTGTTCTTAATAACAGATCCGTAGAAGTGATTGTTGTTGCACTAAGCACACCAGTAAAAGTAGAAGCCCCAGTTACGGTAAGAATGCCATTTATTGCAGTTGTAGCATTTCTTATAGTTGCAGAGCCACCTGTGCCACCCAGAATGACCGTATTAGATGCGCCACCTATGTTAAGACCAGTAACTGTAGAATTCAGAAGATTAAATGTAGTAGCAGTAGAAGTAATGTCTCCACCATTTACAGCAATGTCTCCACTTGCGGTAACGTCTCCAATAAGTGCAGAAGTACCAGTTACAGAAAGTGTGCTATTAAAGTGTCCAGCACCCTGATGCACTGAGGCACCCGTGACGGTGAGAGTGCCATGCATATTAACTGCACCATTTGGATCAATAGCCATTCTTTGCACCAAAGATGAACCGTTGCTAGTATATAATCCAAGCACTCTAGTAATTGGTACTCCAATAGCTCCACCGGATGCAGCAATTGTTCCAGATGTATCGTTGAAACCGATACCAGCCTGACCACTAGAAAGCATGTCGCGATTTATTTCAAATCTTGGATTAGATTCACTTGAAAAATAACCCTGTATACTATTTACACTAGCTGAAATTCGCGTATTGCTGGCATTTTCTTTTGCAGTCATACTTAAGAAAGTAGCGCTACTTGTCACGTTCAAAGTACTGTTCATGTTTACAGCACCCTGTAATGTAGAAGCACCTTGTAATGTTGTTACACCTGTAACAGTAAGAGTGCTATTAAATACTCCAGCACCCTGATGCACTGAGACGCCTGTAACGGTAAGAGTACCGTTGATATTTGTACCAGCATTACGAATTGTAGCAGTCCCACCTGTGCCACCCAGAACTATAGTATTAGCAGCGCCGAGAACGTTTGCATTGGTAACAGTGGTATTGAGAAGATTAAACGTAGTAGCAGTACTGGTCACAGTGCCGCCAAGGACTGTCAAATTTCTAGTTACAACACTTCCAGTAGTAGTCATATTTCCATGAACTACCGTTAAATTATTCGAAGTTCCAGTTGCTGATCCAATATTAATAAGAGTAGTATTTCCTGTACCAGTACTACCTCCAATGTTTATTGTCTTTATAACACTAAAGCCAGTATTGGTAGCAGCACCCGTACCTCCTAATCCAATATTTAAAGTCAAATTTGCATCTATGTCAGGATCGCCTGGCCAAGCAGGTGTACTTAAGGGAAATACATCATAAGAACCAAAATAACTGTTGCCTATAGTCATGTATCCAGACGATGGGAATGGACCAACATCTTGATAAAAACCGATTGCCAAAGAACTGGAGTCATTTGCAGTATCATGAATTCTAAAACCATTAGGATAAATCTGCTCTGGTATGTATATGCTAGCATAAGAAGACGCTGTACTTCCAATACCTAATTCACCACCAAAAATGCTAGCAACACCACTCACAGTAAAAGATCCATGAACTGCAGTTGATGCGTTTCTAATAGTAGTTTTACCACCTGTACCACCAAGCAAAATAGTATTAGCAGCACCAAGCACAT